TCAATCTCGTACCAGATAGGCTCGCAACGTTCTGCATCACCCATTATTTGTGCTACACATTTCCAATGACCCCAAGGCTTACCGACTTTGCTAGTACCAGTTTTCCAAACTCTTGCTCCATGAATACAGCTCTCGTCCGGCGTTGTGCCACCAAGTGAGGATTTCACCATCTCGACTGCACTCTCTAAAGTCTGGGCTTGCTGTGCTGGTGCGATAGTCCACGGATCATCTGCCTTTGCTACTGGAATGTACTCGTTAGATGTTTGTGCCATCTTAGCCTTTACTTCATCGATGCTAGCCTTTACTTTAGACTGCTCTTGAACTTTCGCCATTTCTTCTCTACTTGGGCGTTTTCCCTTTGTTGCATAACCAGCACTAGCCAGCGCACGACCAATCGCAGACGTCTCACAGTTTTCGAGAGCCGAAGTAGCATTGACTCCACGCCCCGATATCGTTTCTTCTGCGAGCCCAGCTGCCCAAGGGTATTGATCAACTTCAGTTCTGTATATATAAGCCTGAACGATAAACCGCGTAGCACTCGCATCAACCAACTTTGTGTCAATTCTGCCATCAGGATGTTCCTTCCAGAACTTAATTAGTCGTTCTTCTACTGTCTCGTAATCGTCTAGGTTAAACATAGAGTTCATTCTCCTCTGTGTGCAGCTGTGCCGCTATTGCGACGTACGCTGTGAGATCGACGTAAGTGTCTGTCTTTGCAGTTTCCATGCTTCTTGCGACTTTGACCAATGCCATACACATCGCCACCTGATAATCTGTAATTGGCATTTCGAGGTATGAGCTCCAGAGTGCGGCTGTTCGCTGCATATTGTCTTGAGGGTGTCCGTAATCAAGTCCTCTGTCCTGGATTGTAGCTCTCGCTTCGTTGAGGTAGTCACGGGCGTTCATCGATTAACCTTGTGCTGTTCCATCTGACGTGTCAGGCGGCGATAAGACTGGCGCGCTTGCTTTAGCCCGTTCTCATGCCCCTTCATGTAGCCAAACAGGAAGCCAGGCAAAGCGCCTACTAACATGGAGAATATAACTATGTGATCGTGATTCATTTTTAGCCCTTCTGTTATCCGTGTCTCGGAAACACCAGAAGTATTACAGCAGGATTATCTGACACCCGCCATGTTTAGGTAACGAAACGATAACGATTTCATCCACAGTCTCATCGCCGAAGTCTGGTCTAGCGAACCCTTCCATAGACCTTGCCCTGGACTATAAACGTGCCGTTCTTCTCAATGTTAATAATGTCCACCTGGACGCTTGAGCCATGCACATACATGATGGCAAAGGCTTGCTGCCAATTAGCCGTTCCCTTGGTGTATCTAGCCTGTTTGAAGTCCATGAGATTACCTACCTCAACTCCATGTAAAACACGCCCTAAACGCCCTCCAGAGGCTTCTGTGAAGGCGCTACGCCCTGCCCTATGAGTATGTCCAGAGATGACGTTCTTGCCATGCCTACGGGCTGCCTCAAGGGCTGATAGACCGCCCTGTTGCTTGATGGGTGTGTGGTCTCCATGTACTGCAATCCAGCCTGGAGCAATGGGCATTGGGTTCTTGTGAAAGGTTATGCCTAGCTCGTCGAACTTCATAAACTTTTCGAAGCGCAGCTCCGGCAAGGATAGGAAGGATGGAATCTTGCGCATGATGACGTTGTATAAACGATCCGTGTGGTTGCTTCTTATACAGTCGCTGACGCCTAGTTCCCAAAGAAGCTCGACGCATCGGTCTCTGTCATCGCCTAGGCTCTGTGAGTATTCCTCGGGTGTGCCTTGCGACCATTTGCTTATAGTCTGGAAGTCAATCTCGTCACCTATCGTGACTGTTTGGTCTGGCTTAAAAGTGCCTAGAAACTTGGCAATGTTACGGACTACATGCACGTCCTCAAAAGGCACTTGCAAGTCCGAGAGTATTACGATCTTCTTAATCGTCATCCTCGTCATCGTAGGGAATGTTGTCTATGCGATTGGGAAGGCTAGGCAGAATCCAGTCAGGATAAATGTCCTTGTCCACAATCAACCCCATGGCTATGTCTGACCTAAAGCCAGCACGAATCAAAGCTCTGTACATTTCATGCAAGGATATTGCCCAAGCATCTAACTCGTTGTAAGTGTCTAGGTCTATGACCTTTTTCTTAGCCATAGGATAAGTGTTACTTACCTAACAGTTCAATGATTGTATCGACACGCGCTTCTAATCGATTAACCTGATCCTTTATGGATGAGCCGCCGTTAGGTCGTAACTCTGATAAATAGTGCTTAATCATGAACTGGACATAAGCTGCAACGCCGCCAAGGATTGAGAGAATAGCGACTGATAATGCCGCGTAGTCCTGTGCGGTCATCGTTTAGGCGATGCGTACCCGAATACGCCAGCGACAACTGCGCCCAAGATTGCACGATAGTCAAGTGAGAAGTTAGAGGTAGTTCCCCATACTGCTAGGAACGCTCCTACTGAAAGGATTGCTGGGTGCTTCATATTCATGCTGTGCCGCCTATCATTGGGATATTAAAGAACGAGCCATCTGCATCGCCCTTCTTAGTGAAAGAGATATGGCAATGCTTAGTGTGCGGATTGATTCCAGAATACTTGCGCCAGCGCCACCCCATGCGAGGGGAAGCAATCTTGCCCGCGAAGATGATGTAAGCAATGCGCTTGTCAGACTTTGCTGCGTGTCGTATCTGATCCGCAAGGTCAGGCATGAGGTCAGGCTTCGCCTTTCCAGATAAATCCCGGTCAATATCAATCGCTCTGACGATACCTTCTGCATCAGGATTGTGGTCAGAAGGACGTGCTGAATGACGAGTGTCGCCAATCCAGCCGTCCGAGGTTCTATCTCTGTCTGGGTAAGAATCATCGACTTGAAGCCTTAACTGCTGTCCGGCTTTGCATAACTTTGGGGTCATGCCAGTAGAAGCTTGGCTTCCATAGCAGTAATACCTAGGCGCTCAAGGAGTTCGGCCTTAGCAGCTTCTTTTGCTGCTCGCTCAGCTTCTTTTGCTTCGTCAATTTCCTGCTGTGCCTGGTAATCAGCAAATTCATCGGCTGTCATCTGGCGATCGATAACTTCGCCTGTTTCTGTATTGTGGATGCGAATTGTTGGATTTGGCATTAGTTGACTCCGTAAAGAATGTAGGTACCGCCAGAATAAGTCCCAACGGAAAGGGCTAGTGTGACAGTTGTAACCGCTGCTGTGGTCTTAGCAACACCCCAAGATTTTGTTAATTCACGAACATTATCCACATTCTTATAAGCTATTTGTGTATCTATTAACTTAAATGCAGAAGTATTCGCATAATCGTAAAGATTGATAACCAAAGAATTGTTGTTATCTGATGGAGATAAATTGTAATAATTAGGAATAAAGTTAGATTGAGAAACATAAGCGTTATTGCTCGCAGTACCGTTGCGGTTATCAAATTGACCAAAATCATAATCGGCAACGGAGTTAACAGTAAGTCTTAAATCTGCATTGCTTGACCCGTAAAGGTCGCGGATAACTAATTGAAGGTTATCATAAGTTCCGGCTATTGTTGAAAGGACTAGAGAGCTGCCTGAAAGTGATCCACTAGCAATAGAGGTCATTCCACCACTTGCAGCAGCGGCCCATTTTAATCCAGTTGCTTCTGCTGAATCTGCTGTTAAAACTTGATTGTTTGTGCCTACGCCTAAGCGAGCATTTGTGGTTGAAAAAGTATAAAGATCACCTTTTGTAGTCAATGGTGAAGCACCAGTATCAACGTTTGACCAAGCAGCACCCGTATAAAATTGCATTGTGTCTGTGTCTTTAAGAAATGAAATCATGCCTTCTTGGGGGCTTGCAATTGCCGAAGCGCGAGCTGCTGACGAAGCAAAGACCATAACTGTCTGCGATGCTAAATAGCCATTGGCTGACGCGGCTGTGAGAATATCTCCAGTCGTGAACTCAATAAAACCTAATCCTGCTGCCATGTATATCTCCTAGTAAGTCATCGCGCTGACGCCAATTATACCGCGTTCAGAGCTTCCTATAATGAATCCATCGACTATGGGCTCAAGTGTTGTAACTGTTACTTGCATTGCGTTTGGACTGATTTCCCACCTAAGCCCCTGCACCTGCAAGGTCTTGACAATCGTGCTTCCGTCTGGCTGGATGTTTGAGATTCTGACGTTGGTGAAATAGTCCAAGCCAATCATTGTGTCTGTAGGGACTGCTGGGTCTAGTAGATCAACAGTCATGGCATCGATGCGGATGGTGGTCTCTGCATGGGTAGCCACAAAAGTAGCAGCAATATTTAGAGCATTAGCGTCTGTATCGATAACTAAGTCCTGGGCGCTGTACTGATGAGGAAAATATTTAGTTATGCTGTCTGCGTTCTGATAGACCTGGGCTGTGCCGCCTATGCGCTGGATGCTGGCGGTGTTAATTATGAGCTTGTCATCAAAAGCAAAGACTAGGTTTTTGTATGGGATATCGCCTGTCTGGTTAAAGTCAATAGGAGTGCCGGAGATAGACGATTGCACTTCAGCGCGACTCTTAAATATGGCTGTGCCTGACCCGTCAAAATAAAATGCGCCTTGCTCGGAGAACTCTGCGTTCTGGACTGCCGAGAGTGCTGTGCGAAGCGTCCCTGGGTCAGCCTGACATAAAGACTGCCCTGTTGAGATAGTTCTCATGTTTGACGGAAAATCAACCTCATTAAGAATTTTGCCTATGCGTGTGCCGGTTGCCTGTCCTGCCCCTGAATCTGTGACAGTTGTGACTTGGGCAAGATTGAGCAACCTAAACGCGTCAGCTGCGTAGATATCGACATAGCCCACGTTTTCGGCTTGGTCATAGTAATAGCGATACTCTGTTGTGTAGCCAGAGAATAAGAACTCCTGCGCTGTCGCTGTTGTAGCCGCCACACGAATCTTGCGTAGTGGTACAAGGAATGGATAGTAGATAGATGATGTGTTCTGTGGATTCCACGATCCGTCAGAGTCATAGACCCTAATTACTGCTGTGCCAGCCTGGTAGGTGTCGGACTGAATGTTGCGCCCATTGTCAATAGTAATGCTGCGTACGATAGGGGTAAGGTCGATGATTGGCGTAGGGACTGTAGAGGCAGCAAGTGTGCCAGTACCTAGAACTCCATACTTGGCATCACCAATAGTAAAGGGATAGCCAAAAGTTGCACCGCTAGAGAAGTCAAAGGATACCGAGATGTCTGCTGGCAGCGCCATGACTAACCCCCAGTTCTATTAACTGTCGAACCTATGCCTGATAACGATGAGTTTTGAAGTGATGATGCTATTGCTTTGCCGTCTATCTGTACTGTGACTTGAATTGGCCCTGACATGTTTGACGCTTCTTCTGCTCGTCTAAAGTTTGTGCCATATCCCGTTGGGGAAGGTAAGTTTTTTAAGGCTTGTGGATTAGCGGCAGAACTACCGGCAATCGATGCAACCAAGGCATCTGTCTCCTTGGCAAGTTGTAAAATGTAAGCAGTACTTTTATCTAGTTCGGAAACAATCTGCGCTGTAGTTCCTGTCTCAAAGTTAGGATTACCTAATGCCCCTGTAGTGCCAAAGGCAGGGGTTACCATTGCAACCTTTTGAGCCTTAGCCATAAGCATGTCTAGGTAGGCTTCCCATGAGGCAAAAGGGTTCTTCGCATCTGGAAGGCTTGCTAAATCCTTGGCAATCTTCTCGCCTAGTCCTAAAGCCTTTGCTAGTTCATAGGTAAGTAGCTGCGCTTCCTTAGTGTTTCCTGTAATTAAGGCAAACTGTAGTTCTACGCGCTTACGATCCTCATCAGATAACTTACCCTTAAGGGCAGCGATTAGTTGAATCTGGTCTAGGTCAAAGATTGTCCCAGCCTTCTTAAGCGCTGCTTGCTTCTTCTGCTCTGCTGTAAGCGCCTTTGATGCTTTGGTCTGCGCTTCCATAAGTTTTTTGTTACGGGCAGCTGCATCTTTCTCTAACTTCATAAGAGCCTTTTGCTGCGCAGTCATGCTAGTAGTTGCTGTTTTAGGAACTACAGGTTGGCGCATGTTAATGCCGCCTTGTGACGCTACAAAGCCCTGAAATATATCTTTGGGCAATCTGCCAAGCAAGGAAAGAACGCTAGTGAGTCCACCTACTGCTGTGCCTGTGGCTAGGGTAATTGCATTGATTCCCTTAGCGATTGCGTTAATAGTCTTGACTGCATCCTTGGCTTCTGCTCCACCGCCAGCACGAGCTAGGGCATCGACTAACCCTTCACCTATAACTTCTCTGGCGTTGTCTGCTGCGACTGTAAGAACGTCGAACTTAAAAGATGTAGTTGCAAGGTAGGCGTTAGCAGCGCCGGCTGATTGCTTGAGAAGAATACCGAGAATGTCAGAGAAGGACTTAGAACTTAACTCTGCTTGGGTCAGCCCTGTGTTGTACTTCTTAAGCCCTCTAGTAATGCCTACATAGCCATTGGCAAGGTCTTGCGAGACTGTAGCCAAGTCCACGCCAGAAGCGCGGCTGATTGTAATTGCATCGTTAAGCAACTTCTGTGACTGGGTAAGTGATCCAGTAGTTGTGAGCAAGCCCTGAAACGCCGGACGAAGAACGTCATCGGCAACCCCGGCTGTGGTTTCTAATTCAGATATAAACTTAGCAATAGCAGGATTGGCAAAAGAAATGCCTAAGTTATCGACTGCGTTCGATAATCTAAGTGCAGCGGCTTCATCAGCTGCAAAGGCTTTAACTGCTGCCTTGCCAAAAGAGACAAGTGCTGCTGTGCCGTAAGCAAGTCCCAATGTTCCAGCAAGGGTTTTAACTGTCTTAGTTAGTTTTGCGGCTGCTGTTTCAGCTTTCTTAAATCCACGAGTGTCAGCCTTTGAACCAATTAGGATTTCTTCTACGACTGCCATTACGCTGCCTTTCCTAACTTGCCCTTTGCGGCATTAAGTCTAAATTCAGTTAAGGCTTTATCGATAGCCTTCATTGTTGCGCCTTCTGCAAGCCCACGATTAGCAGCCCATGCTCGATAGATAAGACGTCCTCGACCTTTAAGGCTAGAGACTAGCGGCGGAAGATTGTCAATGAACTGTGCGCCAGCTTTAGGGTTGCTTGACTTGCTAAATTTATTGCTGCTGCTCTTGGCTTTTGGACCAACCCAAGGCTGACCTTGAGGATTGGCTCGACCAGCGCTCTCATAGATTGCACCGACGCGGCTTCTGTTTTGGATGCTTGCCATTGAACTAAAGCCGTTTTGGTTTATCTTGCTAGGCGTTGTCTTGTAAGTAATGCCACGAATAATAGTTGTAGCGTTATAGGTAGGGAATTTGCCCTCACTAAAGGATCGACTAGCCCAGCCAGACATAGGAGAAGCAGCAGGAACAAATCCCTTTGCCTGTCGCACTACTGGACTTAGAGCTTGTCCGATTTCTTTTTTTAAGGCTTTCTCTAGGTCTGGAGTAAAGCGACGCATTGCCTTACGCAGGTCAGCGTTGCCGCGTATTTCGATTCTTACTGACATCGCTTCGCTCCTTCGCTAAGTCCTTCAGGACTTCTATGTGTGCCTTAAACGCCATCGCAGGTAGTTCTACGATGCTTTGGAAGGGAACTCCATACTCGTAACTCAAGCGAGCTGCGAGATAGGTGAGGG